CGTGGATCATACCGATCAGCACCTCCAGCTTATCTTTGTGGTCAAGCTCTTCCTCGGACCAGAAATAAGGATTGCCGGTCAGCCGGTTTTTGCCGAACGCCTCCGCCAATGCCTGGCCGCCGAGCAGGATAGCCCGGTCAACGGCGTGGGTGGTGGAAAAGCTGGACGGGACCAGATCGGTGGTTGTCTCCGTCTGACTGGTGGCCGAGGCGCACCAGTTGATCGCCTGGTCAGCGAAAAACCGGATGGGCTTGGGCATCTTCACAATCAGAATGCCGTTCCACAAACCAGCCTCGCCCATGAACAGAGGGTTGTTCTTGGCCATTTGCGCTCGGGCCATGGCGTTTGCCTGGAAGGTGCGGAAGTTGGTGGACTGCACCAGGCTGGTGTACTGCTCACTGGAGACCATCAGCACCCGCATCGGCGCATCCTGAGCCATCTGGTCGTCCTTGAACCGAACAGGGGGCGGAGGCAGGGGCATGGAGTCAAGCAGGGTCCGAATACCATCTACAACGTCGATGTTCATCACGTCGGTGGTGGCGATGGTGATGTCGTTGCTCCCGGCCTTGATACCCTCGATACCCGAGCCGGTGGACATATAGTGCCGGTTCTTGGTCGGGGCCTTGATGGCATTGACACAGATGGTGGCAAAATCCACATCGGAAGCCAAGGGCACGGCCCACTCGATGTCGTTTGCAAAGCCCCGTGCGCCAGCCATATGAACCAGGCCAAGCTGATCGCTCAACCGGGTCATGTAGTTCTGCCCAAGACTGCGGGCTATGCTCCGCAACTCGTGCGGGGTGCGCTGCTGGGTCATTTGTCCACCGGCAGATATTGGGTACCTGCTCTGATTGATCCGCAGGGAGTCCTGCGAAAAAGTCATCTTCTGCCCCATGCCCTCGGCGTAAGCCTCGCCCATGATCGGCTTTCCGCCCATAGGGTTGATCAGGTCAAACGTCACCTCGTCCCCCGCCTTCTTGGTCAGGTCCATGCAGCGGACAATGGGCATCTCATTACTGGTCTGAAAGCGCAGTTTCGCTTCCGCGTTCGCCTGGGTGGACATCGGCCCCGTCAGGCGGTTGATGGTGGTCGGGCGCTGCATGGATGCAGCGAACAATCCGGCAGACTGGATTTTCACAGCCTGGTCGGAACCATAAGCAATGGTGGTTTCTGCCATGATCTTACTCCTGATTTTTGGCCAAAAAAAGCCCACCGCCAAGCATGATTGCCTGTTGGTGGGCTTCGGGGTATCCGCGAACGGACCCCTAAGTGACCGGGTTATTTGATTGTGGTGCTACGTTTTAAATCAGCCTGTCCATGGTCTCATTGATCTTGTCAGGGCTCATGCTCATAAATTTCGCGGTTACGGCCATGGAACTCATTTCCCGTATGGCCTCCGCTTCATCGTGGTGCGCTGCCGACGCGCCGGGAACATCCGAAAGGCTGGAAGGCGGGGTCTTTTCGATGCCCGCCAGAACAGCGTCAACCTTCTTCGTAAGGTCAACCTTGCCGTCTGCCTTCGGGTTTTCCTTGCGGTATTCGTCAAGCAACTCCACCACCTCCTCGGCGGACCCTTTCGAGGCCGTCAAGTTGTACTGCCCACGGACAAAGGCCGGCTTGGAATTGATCCATGCAGCAAATTCAGGACTCGCCGCAATCTCTTCACTGTCGGGGTGTTTCTCGGAAATCGCGTTGAAATGCGCCTGGTTGGCCAGCTCTTCCGCATTTTCCTTCATCGGCTGGAGATCCTTGGCGATTTCCGCCTTGAACGCATCCACCTGTTTCTTCGCTTCCCCGGCGATGAACTGCGCAAGATACGGTTTCATGTCCTCCATCAGCTCGGGATACTCCCCGGCATATTCGGCCATTACCGCGTCTTGCGCTGCTGTGCCACCCGTTTCCTTGTCCTTCGCTTGTGCCGCTTGCAGGTCGGCAATCAACGCGGCTTGCTCGTTGTTTGCCTGTTCAAGCCGTGTAGCCTTGTCCCTTGCTGCCTCAAGCTCGGAAAACGGGATGGTGTTCTTCCCGTCTTTGGCCAGAACAACAGGGGGTTCGTCTACCTTCGGCTCGTCCTTTACCGGCTCAACGTCTTTTGTCTCGGTGAGGTCGGGCGACGCCTCACTTTTGATTTCGCCCTGGAGGGTTCCCCCCGAAAAGACATGCGCCTGGTCTGCCGCGCTCAATGCGTCGAACTCGTCCGGGTGCTCCATGAAGTGATCCACATCCCTTACAACCGTTTCCTCTGCCATGCTAATCTCCTTGCACTTGTCGCCGTGCCGCGAGTAGGAGGGTATTCAAAAGGGGGAAATTCCCCGGTTACACACTAGGTCGCATCACCATATAGCTAATGATCGCGTCATTCTGTGGGTCGGCACTGAAGGCAAAGTCAACGAACGCTGCCCCGGCAGTTGCCGAAACCCCGGTCACATTGCCGGTGCCATCGTTGAGGATCGCCCAAGACACCGTATCGCCCACCAGTGCCCCAACAACAGGCACCCGGTTGGTGGTGCCATAGGCCGCATCGGCGGCTCCAGTCTGGTCGGCGGCGACTGTGCCCACATCGGCATGGCCGGCTGTCTCATCCTCATGGTCATTGTACTTGGCCTTAAGGTCATTCAACCGCGTCACGGCCTCCTGCAAGGTAACGGGCGTTACCGCGCTCGTTAGGGCCTTATTGGCGGCCTGGGCTGTATGGTATTCCCATGCCGCAGCCAGAACCGCATCCGTGTTGTGCGCGGCGTACAAGGTCAACTCCGATCCGGCCAAAGCCAGGAGCGTGGCCAAGGTGGTTGCCGCTGCCGGAAGTGCCGCCGAACTCTGCTGGCCGGTGGTGTGCCGGGTTGCATTCGCAAAATGGGCAATCATGTCGGTACGGATCTCGTTGGCCAAGGTAATAGCCGAGGAGAGACCAGCCACATTCTCCTCGCGGCTCATGGTGTCGCCACCGCTCCCGGCAATCGGGAATGCGCTGGAGGTGGCCCGAGTGACCACTTCCCACTTGCCATTTGCATACCCAAGGGTTTCCCCCGGCTGGAGCGTCTGGGTGATGATCGGATAGGCGGTGGCGACGTTCAGCTTGCTCACGGTGATGGTGCGGGCCACGGTGTCGGGATTGTGGATAGCCACCTCGGACACTTCCCGGATCAGGGCATCTCCGGCAGGAGCAGCAATCACGACAACCGCCGTTGCCCCGGTCAATGATCCTTCCGCCTCAAGCGGCAGCATTCCATTTGTCCCGATGTCAACGAACGACACCAGATAAGTCGGTTCCGTGGTGGCCGCCGTGTCGTCCGACACAACGGAAAGGCTCTTCAAACGTCCAAGGTTCATCTTCCTTCTCCTTCAAGTTATGCGGCCGGCTTGGCCTGTTTTAATCTCTTTCGCCCTGCAAAACGTGGAAGTCGAAGCTCCCGCCCGTATGGCTGTTGACGTTCACCCGCACCGCCGTTACCGGGGCCAGGTAGGTGCCTGAGTCGTTCGCCGTGCTTCCGGTGATGTCCGCATGCTTGAAGGCGGTCGCCCCGGCAAGGTCTTTGTCGTAGGCATGTTCAACGTCATAGTTGATCGTCCCTGCCTTCACCACAGCCACCGATGCGGAAAAACTCTTTCGCCACCACTCCAGGTCAACCCATGGGGAGACAGCCGCAGCAGCCCAGCCGATGTCAAAGGTGTCAGCCCCGATGGTGGCCGATGGGGCAATCGGAGATGTCAACTCGCTCCAAAACTTCGTACTCGTCACCGTAGCCGATCCTGCCGGGGCGGTCAGTGTTTCCGTCTGGGGCCTGTTGTTCGCGTCGAATCCGACCAGGGCAATGGTCTTCCCTGAATGGTCCGTGGCCGAATCGTTTTTCACCGTCACCTGATGGGCCAGTCCGTCACCGGGAGTTGTGGCCGTCAATACAAAAGATGCTCCGGTCGCGTTCGACTTGAACCCGGTCAGGTTCGCCGCCGCCACCGTGTAGCTCTGCTTGATAGGAAACTTCATACCTGCATCCCTCCGAGGTTATCCCCAAAGCCCGGGGTTTCCATTCCTTGTTCCTGGCCGATGGCCGGTGACATTATTTCTTGCGCGGGCGCCATCCCATCCTGGGCGGCGGGCATCATCTGCTCTGTTTCCTGCGGGGCAACGGCGGGCTCCACCGGACCAACCTCTCCGCCAGCGGCCATGGCAAGCACATCATCCCCCACCGGAGCTACAGCCGGGTTCTGCATGATGATCGCCCCGGTCTGCATTGCAGAGTAGGCGGCCCTCACCCCGGCCTCAATGGCCTGCTTTATGATGAGGTCGTCTTTCGCCTGCGCCGATCTCTCCTTGATATCCAGATCCCGGTCTTTCTGTGCGGCCATGGTCTCAACCTTGCTCTGCTTCACCGCATCGTCGATCATCTTTTGGATGTCTTCCTGTGTGGGCTGGGCGCTGGCCTGCTTTACGGCCTCCATGATCTCATCCTTGTTCGGGATGTCCATGAGGTTCAGCAGGTGCGGCAGGGCAATGGCCTGGAAATTCGCGGGCATTGACTCAAACGCCGCGCCCAATGTCGTAAGCTGCTGGCTGCGGAATGTCGGGCTGCTCGGGACATCTGACAATTCAACCCGTGCATGAATCTGCTGGATGTCATTGTCCAGCCCTTCGCCACCTTCTCTCGGTGCGTTCAGGGTGATTATCTGCTCTTCCTTGGATATTCCCGGGGGAACCTTGACCTCTTTCGTGCGGTCTCCGATGTCCTCAATAATCAAGGACAACAGCAATTCCCCTACCCCCATTCTCCCCGTCTTGAAATTGTCGTTGATGTCGGCAAGGGTCTGGCTCGACTGGTCAACTAGAGTGTTTAGGGCGACTCCAGACGTTGCATTGCTGTCGTTGCCCTGGAACGCCTTGTATATTCCCCCGGTTCTGTTGATCCCTTCCCGAGCATCCTGTAGCCGGCTGAACTGCTGCGAATTGAGTTGAAAGTCGCGCTCGACCTTGAACACGCCTCCATCCCTCATCTTGCCGGCATCAAGCACAATGTCGGCATCAGGACGGGCCACCTCGGCGTTCAGCTCCAAATCGCTCATCAGCACCGCGCCAGATGTCCGGGTCGTCCGCACCGCAGCCAACCCCCATTGCATCTTGGATATTCTGGCGTTCACCTCGTCTTGCAGATACATCATTCCCCGGATCAACCCAAACGGCTTGCCGGTGCGATCCTCACGCTTGCCCCAAAACGGAACATACGGGAACTTGTTGTGCTTGTACGGCGTCGGCCCGTCATGCAGCTTGTGCGGCCCAACCCACCACGACAACCGCATCCGGGAGACAACCGCATATCTCGGCCTGATCCCATTCTCGGCCACCATGCTCATGTGCAACAGATTCTTCTTGTCGAACTCCACCAGCCGTCCGTCGGCCATCTTGATAATCAGTGCCTTTTCCCACACCTGATACCAGACCTCGAACAGGCACACGCGCTTGGTTTGCAGATCGCGCCACTCCATCTCTTCAATGGACCAACCACGCTCCTCTTCAATCGACATACCCAGGCCGGTGGCCGTGCCGCCATCGTTGATGAACGAGCCGATGCCAACCCCGTTCCAGCCCATCGCGGCATTCATAATCAACTCGCGCTGGCCCTCGAACATCAGGGCTGCCTGTTCGCGGTCCATCCACTTTCGGCGGATCAAATATCTGGCATCGGACAGGTCGGGCTCTTTGGCCAACCAGTCCCACCAAATTTCATTGCGATGAATCGCCCGGCAGCGATACGGGTACTTGAACGGGTCGGCGTTCCGGCCAACCTCAACCCAACCAAGCCCGACAGAAACCTGAGTGGAATAAGCCTCGGAACATGCCGCGTCGGCTTTACTCTTCTTCTCCGCCTGGTTCAGCTCATGGTTCAGAGCCAGGGCAATCTCGTCGCCTCCGTCCTCTGCCAGCACCCGCCAGTCGAGCCGGTTCTTGACTTCCATCCCCAGCACTGCGTCGATGGTCGGCCCTATCAGCGGCTCGATGGCCGGAGGAATACCATTCGCCCGCTGCCGCTCCAACACCTCGGCGTCGAGCTGGTTCCCGGCATAATAATCCATCTCCTTGTCGGCCTTGGACCGCCACGCCGGCTGCTGCGAAATCTCTTCCAGCCATTGCGTGTATTTCAGGAGATCAAGTTTTTCCATGCGCCTGCTCTGATTTTTGGCCAAAAAAAAGGCCCGCAGTAGAGCTTTCATGCTCCGCTGCGGGCCTTAGGATGACCGTTGGGCTGGTTCCGTCAGTAACCGAATGTCAATTTAATTTTTCAGATACTTATTCTGTTACCAGAAACCGTCTTGTTTTCCAAGTATTTTTTTTAGGCGGTGCGCCAGTTGGGCGCTGGCCTTGGCTCTCTCTTAACCGCGACCGCTATTCTTTCCGCAAATGTCAAGGCAACGGAGTCCGAGCAGTTGGGTGAAGGAAGGCCCCGTTTCTTCATGGTCTCCTTGCTTTCCATCACCAGCCTTCGCGAGGAATCATAGGAGTACCGCCGCGAAACCGCATCCATCTTCAACGCCTCATCGTCCGGCAGCTCGTTCGGCTCATCCTCCAGCCACTTCTTCCACTCCCCGTGCTGCTCCTCAAGTCGGCGAGAATACTGCTTGTCGTCAATGGCCCTGGACCCGTTATGAACACGGTTGACCGGGTAGCCCAACTCTGTAAGCCGGTCGGCAATCCCGGACCCTATCCCGGTGCAATCCACGTTGATGGCATCGGGCTTCCAGTCGTCAGCAGCACGGGCGACAAGTCCGACAACCTCCATCGGCCCCCGCTTATGGTGCATTTCCAGAGGCAATACCTTCCGGCCCTGTCTCCTGGCAATTACGGTCGGGTCTTCGCCATACTCGCCCGGATCAACGCCCATTATCTTCGGAGCCCCGCCCACGTCCGTAACCACCGTGCTCATGGCCCGCTCGATCATACCCAGAGACAGGTAGCTCCCCGTGGTGCTGGCCTGGAAAGCCAAGGCCACCGTCGCCGGGTACTCCTGGTTGAACAGGTCGATGTCGCCTTGAAAATCCGTGGCGATCTTCGCCCGCCTCCACGCCATCTGCTCGTTGGTTAGGTCGTGTGTCTGCTGATACTCTACCTCGTCCGGCTCGGCCTCGAACCCCTCCGCATCCCTGGCATACTCAGGCTGCCAAAACCACGGAACGAAAATCAACTGGAAGTCGCCAACCCCCCTCATGGCCTGCATGACCATCGTGTGGAACGTGTTGCCGATTCCGTTGGCCGTTGACTCCAGGATTACCTCTGTTCCCGGGAGATCCGGAACGGCCTGCCCAACCCCCGCGAGATGATCTTTGGCATTCGGCCAAAAGGCCACCTCAGATCCGTGGAAGTATTGCACCGTGGAGCTGCGCCCGGTCCCTCGGCTGCCGGCTGTGCCGACCATGTACTTGCTTTGAATTGCCGAGAAGACAAGCTCATTGGCATTGGCCGCGCTCGTCTTTGGTCTCATCACCGCGGGCATCAGTTCGTGGTATCGCCGGGCCATGCCGAAAATGTTCTGGGTTGCTTTGTCCTCATGGGTCAGGATGTAGGCGGATTTTCCGGTGTTCAGCACCGTGCGCCAGAAAAGACGCGCCTCCGTGTATGTCGAGGCCCCCTGCTGGCGCCCCTTGAGGATCAGCGCCCTTACCCGCCCTGTCTCCGCAAGCTGCTTCTCTATCCGCTCATGGATGTACAACTGCGCCCGGTTGAGCACCAGGGGCACAATAGAGCCGCCCTTGTCTTTGATCTTGAGACAGTTGACCGCGAACAGGCGGAATAACTGTTTTAGCCTTCTGAGCGCATCGGTTGACTCAGGCGTCATTGAGTTTAGACAGGAACTCGTCAATGGTTTCGCCCGGGGTGGACTCGCCCTTGATCCCGAACGCCTCACGCTCCAGGCCGATCAGGCTCTTGTATGCTCCTACCAGATCAGCCACCCCTTTGATTCGGCTCGGAAGACTCGCCACCTTGCGGGCAGCTTTAGCCAGCAACTCTTGGTCTCCTTGTTGTAGAGCAAGAGTCAGCTGCTCCACCAATTCCTTTCCCTCGGTCAACCCCTCGATCTCTGCGAACAGTTTTGCGACCAGTTCTCGCTTCTGCGGGATGTCTTGCCGGTGGGAGAGTTGAATGCGGCTCTGTATCTCTGCCTCTGCTTCGATCACGGCTTGCTCGGTAGCCTTGGTAACCGAACTGGTAACTGACGCCCTGGTAACCTTTTCTCTCGCTTTGGCTTTGATTTTGTCGGACAGGTCGCGGACCCACCCATCGCGCTTAGCCCTCTTGTTTATGGCGACATGGCTGATCCCGTG